CGCTCGGATTGAGTTTCTTACTCCCATCGTCCGCCTTGGGGGCGGGGGCTGGAGCCGAGGATCCAACTGATGGAGAAACGTGTTTTTGCGCAGCAGGAGCGGCCTGTTGACGCTGCGTCTGACCCTGCTGACCAGAGCCTGATTGCGCAGAACTCTGCCCGTACCGTTTTTTCACGGCCGTTGTGATCTGATCGTACTCCTGCTTGATGATCGTTTTTTGATCGGATCGGAGCTTATAAAGGACCTCGTCCTTGCCCACCGTCCAGTACCTGGACCGCTTCTCCGCTGGCATGTTGGCGAAGTCCTCCATGGTGGCGAACCGCTTCTGCACTTGGCGACCCCCAATGGTCTCCACCTTGATGCGGTCAGACGGCTCCAGTGCCAGCACCGAGTTCTCAATGCTCATCATGACCTCCTCGATCTTGGCATGGATCGGATTGGACTGCGTGGGAGCGACAAGCCCTTCGGAGATCTTGATGGTCTCAGTGATCAGGGGGCTGAAGATCTGGGCTGCCTGAGACACCAGCTTCAGCGCAATGGGGTCTTCGTCAGCCAGGCCCTTCTCGCCATCCTTCTTCACCACCTCCACGAGCTTCGGGTCGATTGCCTCCAGGGCCTCCAGCACGGAATCCGTGGCCGTCTGCTCTGCGATTGGGGCAACCCGCTGGCGGCGTTCCTCGGACTGGCGCTTGGAGCTTTCCTCAGCTAGGGCCTTTGACGCCTCCTCGCGAGCCTCCCTCTTGATGATGCGGAGCTGGGCATCCTCAAGCTGCTCGTCGATGTCATCGAACTTGTTGGTCGGATCGTTTTCGGCGTACCAATCCGTGTGTTCGTCGTCGTTCGGGTCGAACTTCTCGCCGGGATTCTCCTTCAGCCACTCGGCCTTGTACTGATCCTCAATGCCGCCGACCTTCTTGAAGTCGACAACCTGCTTCACGATGCCCTTGAACGCAGTGTCCTGCTGCTCCAGCTCCTGGAACAGAGCCATCTTGCGCTGAACATTCTTGGGCAACTCGGGCTGTGGTTCGGGCTTTGGATCCTCCCGGATCTGGGAGGCCTTTACCGCGGCGGTGGCGGCGGCGGTGGCAGCCTTGGTGATCGCATCCTCATCCAGAAGCTCCTCAGCCTTGATGATCCGTGGTGCCTTGGCCCGCTTGGGCTTGGCTTCGGGTGGATCCTGCGGAGCTGGCTTCTCTTCAGCCTTCTCCGTGGTGGGCGCTTCAGTCTCCTGGCTCACTGACGCAGAGGGCTTCTCCTCCTTCGCAACCTCCGCAGGTGCGGGGTCAGCGGGCTTTGGGGCTGCCTCAGCGGGCTTTGCGCCAAACGAACTGAGAATGGTACGAGCCACCTCAGACTGCTTCTGTTTATCCTCCACTTCGTTACTCATACGAACTTCACTATCTGAAACGATTCCCTGCCAACCAAAGACTCCAGCTCGCGGATTGCGAGCCGAAGCGCGGCTGCCGAGGCCAGAGCTTCCTTCGCCTTCATGGGAAGGTCTGAACCTGCCGCCATTGCCGTGAGATCAGTCATGGCCGTTTGCAGTGCCTCAATCTCCAGGATGGATACCTGGCCTTTCAGCACCTGCAAAGCGACGTCCATCTGCGGATCCTCAAGCCAACGCCTGAGCTTTTTCTCATCCTCCCCGAGGAGAGGATGCTCGTGTATCATCATTGAGGCGGAGCGGGCGGCTGGGGCACCAAGGTTTCCACGAGACGGTTGAGCTGCTCCATGAGCATTCCCATGGCCTCATCCGAGGTCTGGGCTTTCTGCGCGATCTCGGTGATGGCCTGCTCAAGCGCCGTGATCTTCTGCTCGTGGGCGGCGACGGGCTCTCCAAGCTGCTGCTGGATTCCTCCAACGAGCGGCTCCAGCTGGGATTGGACGACCGCTTGGATCTGCTGCACAGCCTGCTCCTGGGAAGCCTGCTGCGCTGCCTGCTGCTCTTCCTCGCTGGGCGGCTTGGGAGCGGACATCATCGCCTTGAAGTCTCCCGGGACACCCATGCGGGAGGCCACCTGGTTGAACATCTTCAGGATGTTGTCGAGACCCACCAGCTGAGCGATCTGCGGGACCATCATGCGGTCGACGAACGTCAGCATCAGCTGCGCTGCCTGAGGATCGCTGATGCGGTTGGCTCCCTCGCGCTCGCTGGAGAACTGCTCAACCGACAGGGCCTCCTTGGAGCCAACGACTCCGTAGCCAGCCTCCTCTCCGCGCTCCACCTCGAAGCCTGCCCGGTTGAGGGCAGCCATTCCACCCTCACTGAGGTCAGCCACCTGGACGGTGATCTGGTCACTGCCATGTGCGAGCAGCGCATTGTAGAGCGCCTTCTTCATGGCGTAGATGGCCGGATCAATTCCAGACGCCGTGAAGCCCATCCGCGCCGTGGTGTTGGTCGCGGTGATGGACGTCTCGGTGGCGGACTGCTGGTGGTCAGCTGTCTGCCCGAGCTCCTGCGCGGAGAACCCGAGCACACGCTCAGCCATGCCGATGATGGTGTTGATCGCGCCGATCAGTTCACCCGTCGGCTGGATGGGCATTTGCACAGGCACAAAGGCCCGGCTGTAGTCGCTCTGCTGGCGGGCGAGGTGCTTGCCAGAGAACTTCGCGAACTCGATTCCGCGGAGCATGTTCTCGGCGGAGTTCTCCACGGTCTTGAAGAACTCGTCGGTGACCATGTCCGTGTCCACCCCAACCACCCGGATGAGGTTCTTCTTCACAGTCATGAGGTACTGCGAAAGAAGGTTGGAGATGTGGTCCTGGAACGGCAGGAGCTCCTGGGCCAACGAGGAGTTGGTGGTCCGGTTCTCGTCGTACTCGTACAGGTAGGCGTGGACGGGAGCGTAGCCCATCGGCTCGGCGAAGATGACGCTGCGATCGCCTGCGTAGACGAAGCGCATCCACACCGGGTACTCGTAGTCTCCGAGACCCCAGTCCTTCGGGACCAGCTTGTGATGGAAGTCCACCACGTCGACGCCATCGTCGTTCTTGGCTCCCCGCCGGTAGTAGAACGCCTCCTGCTCGCGCTCGTTGCTGCCGCCAGTCCTGATGTCCGGGAAGCGGGCGGCACACGGGTACAACTCCTGGTAGTACGTCCAGAGGCTGCTGTTGCGCCAGGAGAGGTCCTTGAACCCGATCTTGTCCTTGTTCCAGTAGTGGGGGCTGGAATCAACCTCCTGCCACCGCTTGATGCTCCAGAACCCGGCGTACTCACAGCCGGAGTCGCTGTTGATGGTGTGGAGCGGGTGGGCCTGGTCGAAGAAGCAGCGGGTGGGGTGCGGGCGGTACCACCGGATACCCTCCTTCACCACCTTCTTGGATCCCTTGATCATCTGCTCCTCGCGGTAGTAGGACTCCCGAGGGAACACGAGGCACCGTGAGTACAGGAGCATGTCCTTGATGGACTGCTTGATGTCCTCGCGGTAACCCAGATCGACAGAGAACCGATCAATTCGGGCCGTGATCACCTTGCACAGGGCGCGGTCTGCCTCGTCCTGCCGGTGAGGCTCGTACTTCAACAGAGGGTACACGTCCCGGTCGTTGAATAGCTTGGCCCACCGGATCTTCACGTAGGCCGCCACCATCGGCATGAAGATGTTGAAGAACGTGGGCAGGTTGAGCTTCTTCCCCGGATTGCCGGAGTTGTTCTTCATCCGCCGACCCATGTCGTCCAGGCGGTGGCCGGTGGAATCCACCATGTCCACGAGCATCGACTCCAGGCCCCAGTCCTTGGCCATGGACAGAAGCTCCTTCTGGCCCGGCCCACGATCGATCAGGTCGCTGACGATGGTGTAGGTGATCTGGTTCTGGGAGGCGTCGAATGCCTTGTCGATGGCCCTGATCACGCGAGCCTCAGCCAGGCTGCGGCGCACTCCTTCATCAATGCGCCAGCGGTGAAGCTCAATGAGCTTGTTCACCTTCTTGCCAGACTCGGTCTTCTCGCGCTCTTCGTCAGTAGCCTCGAAGATCTTCTTCAGGGATTCCTGATCGAGGCCCTTTGAACGAACGTGTTCTAGGTCGATGTACATGTGGTCAATGGTTCCGCTGGTGTCTGGACTGAATCAACCCACTTCTGGTAGATCTCGTACTCCTGCGGTGTCACTTGGAGCGACATCTGGATCTTTACGACCGGGCGCACCCTGAGCCCGGGACAGAGATCGAACTCATCAATGAGCTTCTCCTTCAGCTCAACCAGATAGATTTTACCGATGTCAGGCCTTACGCGCCGACGCTGAGGTCGGACTGCGGCCAGCAATCCGATCTTCCCATCCACATCCGTGACGATCCGGATCTGCCTGTGGGGTGACTTGCCTCCGACCAGCCGATCCAGGTGATCAAGTGGCCGGTCGTCCTGCTCAAGCCTCTTCGGAGTCGCCTTCTTCATCATCACCTTCTTCATCATCCTCGTAGGCGACCTCGGTCGGCTTCCCACCCACGGCGACGATCTCAACCGTCACATCGGTGGGGCCGTCCTTGGTGTCGGTGATCCGGGAGATCTTGAACTCCGCCGTCACGCGCATGGTCTTTCCGGCTTGGAGCTTCTGGTTGCCGAAAACCGCCGCGATGGCCTCCTTGTCGTAGAGGGAGAATGACGGATAGCGCGGCTCCGATTCAGATTCGCTGTCCTTGGACATGGCGATGACCATCCCACCTGACGGCTTGTAGGCGCAGTCTTTCATCGGCTTGAGCCTTAGCGATTTTTGTGTAACCGTCAAACGCGCAATGGATAGTCATCAAGGCTGGGTGCAAGCGAATGGCAGCTGGTACCCCAGCAGAGCGGAAAAGCAGCAGCAGATCTTCGATTGTGCGCATAGATACACCCTGATCCACGGCCCTCGTAAGACAGGTAAGTCCACAGGAATCCAGCACAAGGTGTTCAGGTGGCTGGTGCAGACTGAGAACGCCTCTGTGGGCATCTTCTCACGCACCACCCGTAACGGTAAGCAGGGTGTTTGGAAGGCTCTCATTGGTGACATCTACCGATCCTGGAATGCCATGGGAATGACCGAGTGGGTCAAGGAGCCTGGCTATGAGATGGACACGAAGATGGCATTCTTCCGGGTCCGAAACCAGTACGGCGGGTACAGCGAGTGCCAGCTTCACTCCATCAACTACGACGAGAACGCCGAGGAGCTCCTGAAGGACTCGACCTTCACCCACATCTACATGGTCGAGGCCGATCGATTCGACCGGAAGTCTTTCAACGCGCTGCAGATGACGCTGCGCTCAGCCTCTGTCCCGTACGAGCGGCAGCAGTTCATCCTGGACTGCAACCCACCGGAGGAGGGCGAGGATCACTGGCTGCATGACGTGTTCTTCAAGGCCAAGGGCGAGACCTCCATGGAGCAATGGAAGCTGCTGCATGAGCAGATCAGCGTCTCCATCGACGAGAACCCGTTTCTCAACGATATCCAGAAGCAGGAGATCTACCGCACCTACCAGCACGACAAGACCCTCCTGGATCGGTACTACTACGGCAAATGGGTGCGGGGCATGGAGAACTCAGCCTTCTCGGACGTGTTCATGCCAAACTTCCACATCGTTGGGGAGTTCGACTCCAACAAGCGCGAGAACGAGATGGAGCTGCTGCGCCCTTCCAAGGGGGCCTACGTGATGGACGTCGGTCTGGACGTTGGTGATGTGAACACAGCTGTCAGCTTTGGGTGTCCGCGGGTGGATGGGCACAACATCGCGTACGACATCGTGGATGAGATCGTCTACCTGAAGGACCGGGTCACCCTGGATGAGCTGACTGTCGAGATCATGGCCCACATGGACAGGTGGGATGAGTACTTCGAGAAGATCCTCAAGACCCGCAAGCCTCAGTGGAGGTTCTGGTCTGACCCGTCCTCGCTGAAGTTCAAGGGTGCCATCGGCGGAACCGAGGCTCAGCTGATGGAGCTGCGGAGCGATGGGCGGATCATGATGCAGGGCGTGTACAAGGCACCTGGTACCGTGCTCAAGCGGTTGGACCTCATGAAGCGGATGCTTTTCGAGGAGCGGATCTTCTTTTCTGCAAAATGCTTCAAGCACATTGAGATGCTGCGCAACCTGAGGCGCGGGTCTTCTCACACCCACATCATTGACCGCAGCTCCGAATACAAGCATGTGTTCGACTCGGCAACCTACATGCTGCAGGGGGCGATGCCTGAGGAGATCATGGCTGCATCAGGGCCTTCTTCGGCCCCTTTTTCCATGCAATCCATCAGATTTTGACTTGAGCGTCGTAGCTGTTCTTGTAGCGTTTACTCCATGCGAAGAAAGATGCTGGGCAGGTTCACCTTGGAGGGGATTGAGTGGACCGCATTCGTCAAGGACGGGGCGTTGTGCGTGCGGCCGTACGGAAAGCCTCGCATGATCAGGTCGCTTTCGGTGGAGAAGGCCGTGGAGCTTTGCATCGCCAACGGCCAGGACTCAATCAGCCCAAAGCGGGCAGACAATCATCCGGAATTCCTCTTTCAGTGACCTACTTTTCAGACAGTGACGTGGAGCTTTGGTACACCTTCAGCGGTGAATACCAGATTCCGTTCCTTTGTCGGCCCGTCCGGCTCGATGGCGGCGTGGAAGCGTGGCATATTTCACAGGCCGCGACCTCCAACGTGCTGCTTTCGCGCAAACTCAAGGCTGAGATGGACGCCTGCGCTGTCTTCGTGGTGATGGACGGCCACATTCTGGAGGACACTGTCTTCCGATCGCAGTTCACGAAGGCACCGGGGATCACGCCAGCCTTCTACTTCCGCAAGAATGGTGAGTTTGTCCGCGGGGTGGAGAATCTGGAGGCTGAACCCGCCTTCAATGCGTTCCGGAACGCCCCGGATTCCAACAAAACCTTCGTGGAGTCGCTTCACAGGGTGACCAGGATCGACGATCTGGCGGTTTTGAAGACGCTCTGGAACGCCGTCTGCAACCACATGGCGTACTGGCTCATCGTTGAGCAGAAGCCGATCGATTTCGGGTGGTTCAAGCTCCACGCCTTTCCGGTTCGGGACAACTGGAAGCAGGTCCTGATCGCCAAACACCACCAGCTGCGCTCTGCGTCACGCCTGATGGGTGAATCCAGGATGGATGCCCTGGAGGCTGGCGGTGTCTTGCAGTCGCTGCAGCAGACAGACCTCATCGCGCTGCGGTCGGAGGACTCCCAGCGCACTGTAAGCTGGACTCTGGAGGTCGAACCGACCGATTACTGGGATCAATATGTCAACTCAGCCGAAAAAGAGCGACTCAACAGCTCAATACCCCTCGACGAGTACGTGTCCCTCTGGGGCAGGACAATGCTCTCGCTCCGAAAAGGCCTTGTCTCGTGCCTATGCAGATTCGCACTCCGCTCTACCCTACCTGCTGCTACAGTGGGTGGCTCTCGTTCCCCGTCTGGTGGTGGCTTTAAGGAATACGTACGGCCTGGCAGGGTGCGTCCGATTGATGTGGACGACGTTCCCGTCAGTCTTACGGGCGGCAGCTGCAAGGACTCGGTGCGGATCCCGACAGGTCAAGTCGCTGGCGTTTCAAAGGCTGTCGACATGCCAAAGGTGCGCCGTCTTCGACTCCCGCTTCCAAACGTGCGGAACACCCGGTGACTTCATTGACGCGGCACAGCCAGAAACTCCTCCAGGGGTAGACTCCAGGTCGATGTCCAGGTCGATGCGGATACAGGTTGGGTGCTGGTGCTACCTTCCGCTGGCTTCTCAGGATCCGGACAAGCTGTGCTGGGCGCGTGCTCAGGGTGAGGACTACGGCTGGCCTGAAGACGACGGAGAGTCGCTTCTACGTACACCGAAGCGTCCATGAGCTCCTGCTGGAGGTGGATGAGCCAACCCTCCAGGTCGATGTCCTGGCGCTCGGTGGTGACCCCATACTTCTTCAGGCCGATCTGAGAGCGGATCAGCAGCTTCTCTCGGATCGCTTCGACATTCGCGTCAGGGCTTTGGGCGACCGCCTTGGTTGTCAGAGTCTCCATATCTCAATCACTGTGCTTTCTTCTTCGCCTTTTCGGACTTTTTCCTGGATGACATCGCCTTCGGAGAAAGCCTCTTTGTCGTCATGTAGGATTCCAGCGTAGACGCATGCATCCTCAATGTACTTGGTTCCGCCGTACAGGTTGGCTCGTGGGTCGATAAGGCGGCTGCGGCGGCTCGTAATGCGGATAAAACAGCGGCCTGATCGCGCTTCTTCTGGGCTCGCCTTGCCCACGGGTTCATCGACAGAAGGCCGTTGAGGCTCACCACGCGGTGCTTCGGCAGCACCAGCTTGATGTACGGCTTTCCCTCGGGTGCGCTCCTCATACCTCTTCAGGTCTTCCTGGGTCCACGTCGGCATGTGTCCTGTCCGGGGTATTCCAGAGACCCGCCTCGCACAGCAGTCCTGCCTCGCGAGCTTCCTTTGGATGATCCCCCACCCAGTTGTGGCAGCTCATGCAGAGCAGTGTCCAGTGTCGAGTATCGCAGAGCAGATCACCGATCCGGCCCCTGGTGTGGTGGATGGTGATGGATTTGAACGGGATCCCCCTCGCGCATCTCTTGCATGGCACCTTGCCGTCCTTGCCGCGTGCCTGGGCTACGAAGGCGTCCCGCACCTTGCTGTAGGTGGCGAGTGCCTTTCGGCGCTTGGAGGAGATCTTTCTCACTTCTTTTCGTCAACCACGAGGTACACCTCCACACCATCGGGGTGGGCGCGGACAGCGAACCGCTTCTTCATCCTGCGAGCGGCTGCGTAGACCGTGGAGGAGATGTTGTGGACCTTGCGTCCGCGAATCAGGATCCGCCCCTTCTTGAGCAGATCGGACCATGGGTGCTTTGATTGCCTACCCTTGCGTGCTGGTGGGATCACGATGCCGTTGATCCCCTTCAATAAAACACTCATGTTTTCTCTACGTAAGATGCCAACTTTCTAGCCATCTTGTCAAACCAGACATCCCTTGCCGCCTTGATGTGCTTGCAGTGGATTGTTGCGCCTTCCCGGATGCGTGGAGCCAGGCGACACTGGAAGTGCGGACAGTCGCACTGGCCAACGAAGTCGTTCTCCTGGAGGTCCACGAGGTAGCCTGTGCCACCACCCGACTCACTTTGGACAAGGAATCGGAACCACTCTCCTTCCAGAGGTTCTACTTTCAAAGGGGGTTTGGTTGCGCTTGCCAGGAAGCAGGACTGTAAGTCGAGGTGAAACCCTTGCTGTGGCTTTCACGAAGTTCCCACCGCAGAAGGCTATGCACCAGGGCAACTGAAAACCCCGTTCCTCGAACCCGTGCTGCGGATCGTTCGTTTGTCGCAACCAAAAATCGATCTGGGGCTCACCATTACCCAGAATCCAGCAGGGCTGCGGCATGGAGCCGCATGCTGTTTCCGCCTGTGGAGCGGCGTAGGGCCAATGCGGGATTGGAGCGATGTCGCATCAGCCCAGTTTTGGGGGCCAGGTCGATTTGGCCTCCCAAATTGTGAAAGAGCGTGCCAGCCGCAACCATCAACCACCGATCCCTCAGATATGAACCCACCTGGCGGCTGGTACGGGTGTATTTGTAGCGTAAGTTGTAGAGATGTCAACGCCTACATGAAGTCATTGACGTAGCTACCTCCATCGCTACCATCGCCTCAATGAACTCAGGCGCATCAAAACGTGGGGCCGCCCTCAAGCTGGCCATGGAGAACCGCAAGAAACTGCAGGATCAGAGGATCGCCTCCTACCGCCGGAAAGACCGCAAGCTGCGTGATGAGGATCGCAAGGATCCCGTCTACCGAGAGGCCATCAACGCCTACCAGCGCGAGTACCGCAAGAGGCAGAAGGAGGCCAAGTGACGTTCAACCATGTGTTGGCGCTGGGAATCATCGCGGCGTTCATACTGCTGATGGAGCATGGTGGCAGGCTGGTTGACCTGCTGGCGGACTGGCTGGCCAGACGCAATGGGGTCGAGAAGGAAGACGAAGAATGACCTTGCGTCCGTAGCTATGAACGTGTAGATGAAGGGCGTGGATACGCGAGGTGTGAGAGCCTAACGAATCCAAGCAGGAACATGATCGTAGAATTCAATTTACCCCACCAGGGACCCGTCGCTGCCTCGGCTAGTTCCGGCCACCAGCGATCTCTCACCTCTGGTGGGGTTTACTTTTTCTACAGATGATAGCCCCAAACATTATCCGGCAGGACGAGGTCAACGTGATCTTTGTCCGCAGTGAGCTGGATGACGCCCGGTTGACCGCGTACGAGTTCCGCGTCTACGCCCACATCGCCAGAAGGTCGAACTGCTTCGCCTCACTGGAGTCCATGGCAGACATCTGCCAGATGAGCGAATCCCAGATCAAACGGGTGATGGCATCGCTCAAGGAGAAGGGGATGATCCACATCATCAGCAGGCCCGGGACAACCAATCTGATTTCCATCACTCCGCCGCGGATTTGGTCTGAGGATACGTGGCGTCAGATTGAGCTTTCGAGGAGGGCTTTTGTCGAAGGGATTGAGGGGTCGCAGGAGGGGGAGGGTAGCTCTGTGGGAGCTACCCACCCAGCTCTACCAGAGCTACCACCCAGCTCTACCAGAGCTACGAAGGATATCCCTTTAAGGAAATCCCCTTTAAGGGAGGGGGAGGAGCAGCCATCCGACTCCGCGGATGGAGAGCCCCGGGAGACTGTGTCTCCTCAAGGCAAACCCCCCGTCTCCCACCCCAAGAGTTCCGCGCCACCCCCTCCCACCCCCCGGCAGCGAAACCTCCTGGGCGAAACCATGCTTGAGGTGTGCTGGGGGATAGCCGACTACACCAAGGCCACCGCCGCCCAGTGGTCCCTCGCCTCCAAGACCCTCAAGGAGCTGAAGCAGGTGCAGCCCGACCTCACCCCGGAGATGCTGCGCGAATTTGCCGCTAGGATGCGTCGGGAGTGGGATGGGCGGTCATTTACCCCGGCGGCGATTGCAAAGCACTGGCGGCCTATCCCAGCTTCAGGAAACGGCATTCCTGATCCCCACCCATTCCCCGGATCCGCCCGGGTGACCACCGCAGAGCTGGTAGCCCGGTTCCCGTCGGGTCCGGAGCAGGCCAAGTGGAGGAGGCGTTTGATGGAGGAAGGGAGGTACTGATATGAACAAGACCGAGATCAACCTGAGGCTGGCGGCGATCGACCTGCTGTTCTCCATGTCGGCCAAGCGGAAGAACCTGATCAAGCAACAGCGAGCCCTTTTGAAAGCCATCACCGAATCCCAGCAGCAGGAAAGGCTGCAGATGACCCAACCCATGAACCAAGGAACCCTGTGAGCAAACCCAAGGACGAGCTGCCTCCCCACTCCATCGAAGCGGAACAGGGGGTGCTGGGGTGCTGCCTGCTGAATCAGGAGAAGCTGGACGTGTGCCTTCAGGCGGGGATGACCCGCCAGTGGTTCTACGACCTGAGGCACTCGGAGGTCTTCGATGCGCTGGTGGCCACCTACAACCGGGCGATCCCCAGCGACGTGATCATCATCGGTCAGGTGCTCAAGGAAGCCGGGAAGATCCAGCATGTGGGTGGGCTGGCCTACCTCTCGGAGCTGATGGATAAGGTGCCATCAGCCGAGATCATCACCCACTACACCCAGATCCTGCGGGACTACTTCATCCGACGACGGCTCATGTTCGCCCTGGCGGATGGGCAGCTGAAGGCCCGGGACGAGCGGGAGACGGCCGACAACCTCATGGCCTCGGTGGAGTCAGCCATCGACCAGTGCCGGATCGGGGTGGCTGAGGCCGAGTCCCTGACGAGCAAGGAGGCGGTGGCTGTGGTGATCGACACCCTCCAGGAGCGGGCGGCAAAAGCGAAGGAGTCCAGTGGCGTCACCGGGGTGCCCACCGGGTTCAAGCAGCTGAACCGGATGACTGCTGGCTGGCAGGCTGGAGAGCTGATCCTTGTCTGCGCCAGACCTGCTGTAGGCAAGAGCGCCCTCCTCATGAACTTCGCCCGGGCTGCCGCGGTGGATTCCCGTGTACCCACCCTGGTCCTGACGGCCGAGATGAGCATCGAGCAGATGGCCCGAAGGCTGGTGTGCGAGGTGGCTTCGGTGGATGGCAAGATCGTCCGCAATGGGGATATCTACAACATCCCCTCCTACGCCTCGGAACAGCGGCGGCTGGTGTCCTCTGCCGCCCGGGTGCAGAAGTCCCCGATCTTCTGGCGCTACGTCAAGGGCATGGCTGCCTGCGAGGTGGGGGCCTTGATCCGATCGCATGTCCGCAAGCACGGGGTAGGGCTGGTGGTGATCGACTACCTTCAGCTGCTGGAGCCGGACCACCGCACGGGGACGATGACGTACGACATCGGGACGGTGGCGGAGTCGCTGAAGGGCTTTGGGGTGAAGAACAATGTGCCGATCATCTGCGCTGCCCAGCTGAACCGGGAATGCGCCAAGGGCAACCGACGCCCCCAGATCTCGGACATTGGCGACTCAAAGCAGATTGAGCAGGCCGGTGAGGTGATCATGCTCATCCACCGCGACACCGAGGAGGATCCCACGAAGGCTGAGGTCAACCTGGCGAAACAGCGTGAGGGTGAGACGGGTGTCATCCCAATGGGTTACGTGCCTGCGTGGTGCCGCTTCACGGAAGAAGCTGTGGTTCCTGAATAAATCCCATTGACGCTAGCTGAATGTGTAGCTAGTTTCGTGGCGGTTAACGAAGATTGGAGCAAGCCACCATGGATCAACATTCACCAACCAAGAACACGATTTCACCGACCACCGCGTGTGCGGACAAGGCCGGTACCGCGGGTGCCTCAACCGTTTCGACAGAGGCCCTGCGGGTATCTTTGGAGGCAATGCGGTCTCAGGCGCGGGCGCTGCATGCTCAGGCTTGCGCATACCGGGACATGGCGTTTGCTGCCGATCGGGCCGTGAGCGACCTGGACGAAGCCATCAAGTCGCTGGAGAAGCGGTTCGACATCTGATTTCCTCCTGAGTGGGAGGTTCCCGCCGTTGGGTCCGAATTCAAGGACCGGATCTGGCGGCGGGATTTTTATTTTGGCCTACTGAAGGAGCGGACTATGAACGACGAGGAGATCAACAGAGCGATTGCGGAGCACTTGGGGTGGTCTGCAATTCGCATGAGCGCATTGTGGGAGTTTACTGAACCCGGAGAAGACCATCAGGTGCTTTGCGGTTTGAACCCGCAAGGGAACACGAGGGCTGTACCCAACTACTGCGGCGATCTGAACGCGATGCACGAGGCGGAGAAGGCGTTTACGAGCGTTCAGTGCAGCTTCTACACATACAGTATGCGCGAGGTGATTACGGAACATGATGCGTCCAGAAGGACGTGGCACGCCACCGCCCGCCAGCGAGCCGAGGCGTTTCTGAGGACGGTTGGAAAGTGGAGGGGTGAGGAATGAAAACCTATACGGTATCAGTTAAGGAGGAGGTCACGGGTTGGCGTGTGGCGTTGAGGGGTTATAGGAAGAGCAAGGATGAGGTGATGAAGATTGCGTGGGAATTCAGCCAACGTGCGACGTTGTGCGATGTGGTGGTGGACTGTGGTGGAAAGCACGTTGTGACCTACCGAAATGGGCGGATGAAGGAGTTGAATGGGAAAGGGGTGAAGTTGTGAACAACTGTCCCTATTGCGGATCCAATTTGCGTTATGACTGCCCTGTGGAGTGGCGGTGCGGCAGCGTGAGCGATGTATATCGCAGCCGGGATTGCTTGGTGAATGAGATTGGCCTGCTGAAGGATCGTGTGAAGCGGTTGGAGGAGGCTGGGGATGCAGCAATTCACGAGGCGTCTCACGGTCGAGAAAGTGACGCGTTGGAGGTTTGGAACCAAGCCAAGGAGGCCAAGCGATGAGCGACGGACTTACACCGCGTGTTAGGTGCGCGATTTTCCGTGTTACCGGCCACGTTCCAACGGGAAACGAAAGTGTCGTGGCTGGGGTGGCATGCCAACTGGAGCGTGAGCTGCAGGACGCGAATCGACGAGTGGAGGAGCTGGAAGCCTACGCGAGGAAGTTGGAGGAGGCGGGGGATGCGATGCATCGATACTGCGACGCGATCTCTGCCCTCAAGTGGGAGAAAGCCAAGGAGGCAAACCCATGACCATCCGCACCGAGATCAACGGCAACCCCTGCATCCTCACTTTCCCTGACGAAGGTGGTCAGACCCGCATCCGAGGGCGGGTGTGGCGTTGGGAGTATAGCCACGGGATGTTTGGCCTACTGAGGAAGGACGGTGAGCCGATGAGCATGAGCGCATGGCCTGGGGAGAAGCATCCGTTGTGGCGGGCTGTCCGGCGGTGGGAGAAGAGGAATAGAAAGGCAAAGCGATGAACCATATTGGTGACGGCAACAAAATGGTGGGCGACACGCCCAGGACGGATGCGGAGGCCAATGATCAATACTCTATGGTGCTGACGGGCAACGGATTGAGGCGTGCGCTGGTTCAATCCGACTTCGCCCGCCAACTGGAACGCGAGCTTCAGGAGGCTCAAGAGCGAATCCGGCAACTTGAGCTTTTGATTCAAACACAAACCAAATGAACAACACTATGAGTATTGAGGAGTTCTGTGGCCTACACGATGCGTGTGACGAGGGCCGCAAGTGGGCGTTGGAAAACTGCGTGTCGATGGAGGATGCGTGGGCGAAGCTGAAGCCTGAATGGTTGATCTGGGTTGCGACGCGCAAAGGTGTGCTGACGGATCGCGAGTTGAGGAAGTTTGCGGTGTGGTGTGCGCGACAGGTGCAGCATCTGATGACTGATCCGCGCAGTGTGGCTGCGTTGGACGTGGCGGAGAGACATGCTGAAGGGTTGGCAACAGATGAGGAGTTGGCTGCTGCGGGGGCTGCTGCGTGGGATGCTGCGGTGGATGCTGCGGGGGATGCGAGGGATGCACAAGCAGCGTGGTTGCGGGAAAACACGAAGCCGAATTTCGGGAAAACCAAATGAACAACATGAAGAGAACACTGATGGCAATGATGGTGGCCTACACAACGCAGGCCGCGACGGTGGTTCACACCGTGACGATCAACCCGACGCTCACTGATTGGAGCGTTACCAACCGGGTCCCGCAGTTCGATGGGAGACTCGGAAAGCTCCGCTCCGTCCAGGTGACGGTGGATGCTGAGGCTGCTGGCCAGTCGCAGTTCGTGAATCTGGACCTAGGATGGCGGATTCCGGTGGATTTGGCGGTGACGAACTCGGTGTCGGTGCGGGTAGGTGCGCTGGCGGCTGGTGAGTCGGTTGCGAGTGTTGCTAGGTATGTGCCCGCGTTTGGCGCGACCAACGTGACACCGTTCTCGGTGAGCCTGTCTGGCGCGGCGACGACCAACCGCAACCTCGGTCGGTGGATCGGGACGAACACGGTGCCTGTGGTGACGCAGGCCAGTGCGCGGACTTGGTACAGCGGACCGGGTGACTACCAATTGGCTTGGCGCACGGCAGCGAGCGCAGTGGCCACAGTGGCCTACACGTTCGATGGCAAGTGTGAGGACGACGACAAGGGCTCCGACAAAGACAAGGACGGACGATGAGCGAGCAAATCAACGACGGAGGACCGGCGTTTCCTGCACCGCCTAGTCATCTATCATGCGGTATGTCCATGCGTGATTACTTCGCGGCGAAGGCGATGCAGGCAATCGTTGAGTCGGTACTCAGTAACCCAACAAGACGAGGGCTAGATACCAAACTTAATTGTGATTGCGTTGCGTTGGACTCCTTCGAAATCGCTGACGCCATGCTCAAAGCCCGTGGAGGTGCGAAATGAGCAAGACCTGCGAGTTCTGCGGAGCCTGCGTCGCGACCATCGCCGCATCGTTTGCGGACTATGAGTGCGGGACGACATGGTCCAAGATCGATGGTTGGGAACGATCCATGCGATGCCGCAAGGCCGCGAAAGGAGATGAGTGAAATCCCTGCTCAACGATACCTAGCAGTCTTGTCCGCAATCGCCTTCGGCTGACTGACGAATTGCTTACCAGACCTGAGGCCAGCTCTCTTCGCGGAGCTGGTCGCTGCGTACTCACTACTGCTCAAAGCCTCCCTGGCCTTCTTTGGTAGGTATCGCTCCCCGGTAGCCTTCGGGCCAAGCACCGAGTTCTTCCCGCTCTTTGTGCCCCAGTTCTCACGAGTCCACTTGGAGAGGCTGTTGGAAGCCTTCTTGGCACCCTTGTACGTTCCGCCAGCCTTCTTGTAGCGCAGAGTGGCAAGTTGCGCTTTCCTGGCGCTCCATTGCCCTGGCTTCCCACCTTTGGATGACGCTTTTACCTCTCGGACGATTCGCTTCCAAAGGCTCTGGTTCCCTCTCAATGCAGTGGTCACGCCAGCCATGGTACGGCCGTGACCACCACCGATCAAGGTTCCCGGATCACTCAGAGCAAGGCTTCCCAAATGAAACTAGGCAATTGAGTCCTGACCAGAGCTGGGTGTATCGACCCCCGTGCTGTTTGCTCAGATACTCGGCCAGCTCAGCCAGCTCCTCCTGGTAGGCATCGTTCTTCTCAAGCACGGCATGCCCCACCTCCTCCATCATCCCGTGATCATTCTCGACCAAAACCTGCAGAGTCATTCTTCAACGCTTTCTATTGTAACCGGACACCCCATTCGGGAAGAGAGCAGCACAGCCCAGACGACCCTGGAATCTGCGCCGCTCCCAATACCAAGCATGCTTTCACCGCACAGTACGCCACGGCATGTGAACAGGACGTGATATCGCTTCATGAGGCGGCGGGTTGTACAGACCCTTCCTCACCCACGCAATCACTGGTCCATTCCAAGGACACCGTGGAACCCAACCCACTTCCGACGGACGCATCTCTTGATGAGATCCGGAGCCTCCTGCTTGATCGCAGAGAAGCTCCACGCCGCATTGTCCCGCTCCTCCTTGCTCACAGGGCCAGGCTTCTTCGTGGATCGGACGTACTGCTGGTAAACGAATTCCTTGCTCATGATGCCTTCACGCTATCAAGGATGATGCGCTTCGCCCATGGGAAGGTGGAGTCAATGAGCGCATCGGTCACCCTGACTCGCGGATTGGAGATGAACTCATTGCTGAACACCAAGCGTGCGCGAGTCATCAACTCAGCACATGACTCGGTGGTCGAGATGCCGCGGTCGGAGGTGATCATGCGCTCGAACGCCTTGGCCTCAACGGTCATCCGGTCGTAGTTCTTCCGAAGCAGCGCCATGTACTGCTCGATGACGTGATTGGTGGATCCATTCTCAATCATGCACAGTACAGCCGCGAGCCTCACAGCATTGGATGTGATCGTCTTGCGGAGTGTGCCCGCTGCGGCCTCTTCGAGCAGTATGATGTGGTAGGAAAGTTTGCTACCAAGCATCTTCTTGATCTGATCCGGAGACGGCGTGTTCTGTCCGTAGGCGATGTAGGCGGCAAAGCGCAGCACCTGGCCGGACATCTGGCTCACACCCAGCAAGTCCTCCGTCTTGCGCTTCACGCCGATGTCGATGACCTCAAAGGCATCAACCGGCATCCCCAGCACGACAAGGGCTTCTACCGTCCTGCCGCTCTGGATGATGGCATTGAGGCGATGGTGGCCGTCCCGAAGGCCGCCCTTCACGTCGAAGCCGATGCCCTGGCTGGTCACACGCCACTCACCGCGCTCAATCGCCTTGGCGAGGTAGTTGACGTGGGTCTTGCGGAGCCTCCGATTGCCGGGGCTTGTCTGGAGAAGGCAGTCGGCAATGTCAGGGGAGATCGACGCCGTAAACGAAGTGGGCTTGTCGGCGACCAGTTTCTCGTACCATTTGCTCATGCTGCACCTCCGACCTTGGAAGCGCGGCGTTGGCGGCCAGCCTCGTGTTTGTTGATGCGGATGCCAGCCAGTCGGTTGGCGTTGCGGATGTGCCAGCGAGGCCCCGGCTTGGTGCCTTCCTGAGCCTCATCCTTGCAGAATGAGTACCGACCATTGAGGTTGGCAATCTGCCAGGAACGCTTGAACGACAGGTGGGATTTCGCACCGCGGATGGCGCTCCAGGCTTCAGCCCGTTTGGCCATCAGGATGCCGAGCATCTGCTTACTTACTGTTGGATCAGTGATCTTCATCGCCCTGGACATTGGATGACCACCACACGTTTGGTCAAGGATTAAACGCCACGAAAATAGATACCATAAAAGTTGACACCAATCGCTACATCAGCCACGCTCTTCGCACCATGAAATTGGAAACTGTATCTGAATCCATCAACTACGCGAAGGGTCAACCACTCCCCGGTCTTACCGGCAAGGTCGTCAAGGTCTGGACACAAGACGCCAAGCAGAGGACGGACGGTGAGGAGTACCTGAAGCAGGGAATCGTCATCGCTGACCTCAATGCCCCGAAGACCGAGGTCACCGTCAACTTCTACGACCATGCTGCCTACGGAAACGACATCGTCGGCAAGGTCGTCATCATCACCCCTGGCCCCAAGGGCGGCCTGAAGTCGGCTGGTCCGTGGAAGGAGAAGTTCTACGTGGACTGCTCCAAGGCCTGCGACGTGACCTTTGAGGGCGCGTCCCAAGGGGCCACTCCACGCCCTGCGCCATCCCCTGCTCCCGCTGCCCAGAGGCCTGCGGCTCCCGCTGCACCTGCCCGTGCGGTGACCAGGACCACCTGGCGCGAGCATGCCAGCGCACAGGGCCAGATCATCCGCATCGCCCTTGCTGAAGCGCGGCAGATTGCCCGTGAGATCGAGATGGAAGGCGGCATGGATGGAGGCGGGCTCTCCAGCGACAACCTGGTGGCCATGGCAATGAACATCGTCATCTCCGGCGAACGCTCCGGACTGAGCATCGACTCCACTCTGGGCGCTGCTCCTGAGGTTGAAGACAACATGAAGTTCTGATCTGACGTGAAAACCATCGGACTCCTCAATGTCAAAGGGGTGACCGGGTCTTTTGACCTGGCCCCCATCACGGTCGTCACCGGAAGCAACTCTACCGGCAAGACCGCCATCCTCAACGCCGTGACGCTGGCCCTGATCGGCTACGTCCCGGGTGTTGGGAAGAAGCCCGGCTCCACCTTCAGCCTGTCCTCCGGAGAGCGGATGGCTGTGGTGGCTGACGGGGCCACTTTCACCTGGGAGACCAAGCGCAATCAGGTGACCTCGAAGATGCCAGATGGCTGGGAGGCTGCTCCTGAGACCATGCTGGACCTCTCCGGGCTCTTCGCCCTGACCAAGGAGCAGCGCATGATGGCCATCCTGAAGGCTTGCTCGCTGCCCCCTGAGCTCACGGTGAAGAACCTGGTGAAGAGCATTCAGGCCATCTGCCCTGCGTACGAGATGCCTGCGATCACCGGGTCCACCCTGGACGACATCGCCTCCCTGACGACCACAGGCAAGGCCTCCCTGACCCGCCTGAAGAAGCTGGCTGAGGAGTATGAGGGCGCTTCTGCCCGTCATGCAGAGGAGATGACCAAGACCCCCGCGGAGCCTGACAGCCTGCAGGGTGAGATCGAGCGGGTCTCCGAGGCCATTGGTGCCGCCCGCCAGAAGCAGAAGGTGGCGGAGTCCGGTCTGGATGAGCGCAAGCGCATCATTGCCCGGGCAGAGGCCATCACGGTGCCTTCACTGGAGGCGCTGACTGCAGAGGAGGCGGTGATCAAGGCTGAGCTGGCCACCATCCCGGAGTCGGTGGAGGTCAATGAGGCTCCCTTCATCATCAATCGGGACGAGGCCATGCGCAACGAGGCGGCCATCTCCGCCACCGGAACCACCCTGAAGGAGCAGATTGCTGCGCTGCAGGGCAAGGTGGAGTGCCCCACCTGCGGTCATCATGTCGGTCCTCTGGTGATTGACGTGATGAAGGACAAGCTCGACGCCCTGCGCTCTGAGTGGCAGGTGAAGAAGGCTATCCTGGACGAGGCCAACGCCAAGCTGAAGCAGGCGCGGTTCAACACCCAGGTGCAGATCCAGAAGCGCCGGGACCTTGAGAAGCGCCTCTCCACCATTCAGGCGCAGAAGGCATCCATCCCGCAGCTGGAAGACAGCCGCAGGGCCTTGATGGCCACGCTGGACTCCATCCCCATGCCTTCAGACGCGGAGGCCTTTGCCAATGAGTGCGAGGGTTTGACGGCTGTGCTCTCTGGGCTGCAGCTGCGTCAGAAGTACCACATCGCCTACCTGAAGCTCACCCAGGCTGCAGAAGCTGCGGTGGAGGCGCGTCTGGAGTGCGAACGCAAGCAGGACGCCGTGAAGCTGGCTCTGGCTGAGGTGACCCGGTTCCGGGAGAAGCTGCTGGAGAATGTGGCTTCCACCCTGCTGACGAAGGCCAACCGCATCATCAAGCCGGTGCTTGGCTGGGAGCTGCGCTTCGAGGAGGGAGACTTCACCCTCGGGAGTGCTGTGCTCACCACCCTGTCTGGCTCTGAGCAGATGGTGGTGTACGCCGGTCTGCAGGTGGCGCTCAACGCAGCCTACTCGCCGCGGATCGTGGTGATGGATGAGCTGG